CTTGTTGGACAGAGTTTGCACGTCATTCAATGTCACGAGCACATTGGCCGGGATGTACAACAGCGTCGACGCGGTGGCGGACGGAGCCACCGGTATCCTCAGCCCGCTGCCGTAGGGGGCGCCGGCTGCGGCATTGCCGTAGACGTAGGTCTCCAACGGGCTGCAGGTGCTGCCGCCGGGACAGGTCTGTGCCTCCGCCGCGCCCGCCCAGAGCAGGATCAGGCCGCCAATGAGTAAGCGGATCATTTGATTCCCAGGCTGGTGCCGACGGTCAGGAGGTTCGTCGCGCCGCTCAACAATATGGCCGGCGGCGGGCCGCCGCCGCTGCCACCGGTCCAGACCCGGACGTGCGGCGACATCACCACGGGCCCGGCCTTCATCCGCGCATCGGCATTCATCGGCAACAGCAGGACGCCCAGCCATAACCAGCGACGCATCCAGCTACAATCCGAAGCCCGGCGTCAGATAGACCGACGCGGCGGTGCCGGCGCTGATCCCGGCGACGTATTGCTGGCTGCAGCCGATTACCTCGACGGTGCCGGGCGCAATCGGCATCGAGGCCCCCGTGGTCGCCGTCACCGTCACGTCGCCGCAGGAGAGAAACACCGCCACGGTGCCCGTGTTATAAACCCGCACGTTGCCGCCCGCGCTGGACTGCACCTGCACCCGTGCGGTAGTGCCGGTGACGGAGAGCGTCACCGTCGGCCCGCCGGGCGAAAACGCGCTCTGCGCCGAGGCCGCGCCGGCAACAAGCGCCAGAGCTGCCGCCATCCATGCAATCCGCATCAGTTGTCTCCCGGAAGCGGTCACCGCAACCCCGGCACGAACAGGAAAATCCCCAGCAGCAGCACGCAGATCCAGGCGATCCACGGGCGGCCGACAGCATAAGGCTGGGCGACCGGCGTCAACGCCAGGAACCAGATAAACATCGCGACGACCCAAAGAATCATGACGATCATCGCACCGCTCCCAATCATGCTGCATCCCGTTCCTGCATCCGGGCCCGCGCCTCGATGCCGCGCGCCGTGCCGAGCATGATCCGCAGCTCGGCCTTGAATTGCTCGACCGCCCAGTGCAGCCGGTACGCCGCCTCGCGCGCCTCGACGTCGCCGACCTTGCTGTCGCGCCAGGTATCGACCAGCCGCTGCTGCACCCGCTCCAGTGCCAGCACGAGGGTCGGGTCGTCGAGCAAGCGCCGCGCCGCCTCGCCGAGCTGCATCGGGTCGCTCGGCGCCGGCTGCGCGCTGCGCCAGGGCGGGGGCGGCTTCAGTTTGCGCTCGGCCCACCAGTAGGCGAACGGGGTCCAGATCAAGGCCGGCTACTTTGGCATTTTCACGGGGTAATCCACGGCTACCGAATGACCGCCGCGCAGATAATCATCTATCGTCCATCCATCTTTCCCGGCGTATTGGTTTGCTTCCTCAACACCTAACAAATGCCCGCCATGTAGATCGAAATCTATCTTCAGGTCTTTCTTTGGTACTTCCACAGCTAAAACTGGCCCCCCATCAGCGTAATCGAGGGCGGCCTGCCTTTTTGATGTCAGAAATACCGGGCCGTTAATCAATCCCGATTCTTTTATGGCCGCCGCTCCTTCGGGAGAGGTACCATGAAACAGCTTAACGGTATCTTCGATCGGCATCTGTCGGAGACCTCCTGCGCCCGGGACATACGGTCTAGTACCAAGGCCGCCCCCGGTAAAGCCAAGCGCGAGACCTAGTGCTCCCTCCATTCCGCGCGGATCGAGCGCATTGGCGGCAAACGAGCGGTTGGGGTCGTAAGTATTGTGCGGCAGGCCGCCGGCAGCGATCTCGCCGCTCAGCACCTTCTGCAGATACGGCAACACGATACCGCTGGTGTCGCACCGCCGCCACCGCCGAGAAGCTGCTGCAGCCAGTCGAGAACCGCCACCGCTAAGGGTTAACCGGCGCGTATGTCGGCCAAGGCCGATCGACATTCACGACCGAAGCCGGCCTCGGCGCGCTTTGCGGCTGGGGTCGCGCTGGAGGCCGCTGAGGTCTCGCTTCACTCATCTATATATACCGCGCGTGTGCGCGCGCGTGCCTGATCCGCGCCGCATTGTCAAGCGCCATAATCCGGCAGAAATAAGATAATTCCGGCATCACAGCGGCAATCCGCCGTTGCCGGCCGCCGGTCCTGGCCCGCCCTGCCCGGCGGCATAAGCCCCGGCGGCGAATTTCAGCTCCACTTCCCTCTGCTTCACCGCCGCCTCGGCCTCGACCTTGGCCCGGGCGATCAGCAGATCGTGCTGGGCTTTCTGCTGCTCGAGGTCCATCTCGTGCTGCTGCTTCTGCTGCTCCAGCATCATCTGATGCTGCTGCTTCTGCTGCGCTAATTGCGCCTCCAGCCCGGCCTTCTGCTGCGCCGCCGCGGCGTCGGCCTGCGCCTTCATTTGCACCGCTTGCACCGCCGCCTGCGCCTTGATCTGCGTCGCCTGAACCGCGGCCTGCGCCTGCATCGCCCCCGGATCGGGTGGCGGCGGCCCACCCGGCGGTGCCGCACCAGGCGGCGGCGGCTGCGACGGGTCGGCGAAAAACGATTGCTTAAACCCGGCATTCTCCTGCAATGCCTTCAACGCATCGTAGACATTCTGCGTGTAGACCAACGGCCCCTTCGGCCCGCCTTGCTGCTGCACGATCCCGTTCTGCAGCTGCACGACCGTCATCAAATGCGTCAAAATCTGGTCGCGGTTGCCAGTCCCGAGCCCGACGCTGACCGTCACCGGCATCGCCTCGCGCCACTCGCGCGGGTCGATATTGAGCCAGCCGCCGGTCACCCGGATGATCCGCTCCTGCTGCTGGTGCTTGCGCACCAGGCCGAGAATGCCGCGCATGAGCTGCTCGACCCCGTGCGCGAAGATCCGGGCAAACAGCTCGACCCGCTGCGCCTGCGCGCCCTGCGCCATCGCCAAGCCGGCAGCCGTCGTATTCGACAGGGCGTCAGGGGAAATCGCGTTGTTCTGTCGCGCGACCCCGGTGCGGATTTCCTGCGTCTCGTCGATGTACTGCACCAGCGGAAAGCTCTTGTCCGCGGTGTACGGGATCATCATCGGCTGAATGCCGCCAAGGCGGCGCGACCGAACGATGCCACCCGGACGTAATGTCAATAAATCGTCAAACGTATTTTCGTTGACAGAGTCGTCGGCTACTTCAATTCGCGGCCAATTCGACAGATACGCATTGTCGACCATCTGCCGCACGATCGACGACTTGATCTCCTGCAAATCGGCCGTCAGATCCGCCAGCGACAACCCCACCAGCCGGTGCGATTGCGGGATCGGCGTGATCGGGACGAACGGCACCTCGTCGACGCACTCGATGCACGGCTCGCCGTCGCGGGTCAATAGGATCAACCCGTGCCCGGCGGTCATTACCTGGTACAATTCGGTGGTGCGCTCGTCCTTCGATAGCTGGACGTAGCATTCCTCGACCCAAATGTGCCGCGCCGGGGTGCGCGCATCGTCCTGAAATGGCGGCAGGTCGTCGGCGCGAAACCGCTCGACCCGCTCGATATTCATTTCCATGTCGTCGTGCAGTGGCACCAAATCGAGCGTGTCCTCGTCGTAGCCCTGCTCGACCAGGTCGCTGTAGGTCCACCGCCGCCGGTGCGCCAGAAACGGGATGTCGCCGCGCTTGGCCCGGCGCGAAAACAGGATCTCCTCCGGCGCGACATTCTCGACACGGATGCGCGGAAACTCCCGCGTAAACCGCAGCGTGACGTCGATCAGCTCGATTTCGGGCGGCGGCATTGCTGGTGGCGGCATTCCCCCCATCGCCGCTACCTGCGCCTGCGGCTGCTGCGGCGGCGGCGGAAACGGCAGATCCAGGCCGAAACTGTCGCGCGGCTGCTTATAGCGCCGCTCCTTGACGATCTCGACCTCGGCCTCGCCCAGCAATGCATCCAATTGCGGCTGCACCAGGCCGGTGTAGCTCTGCGTCTCCACCTCGCGCTGCGTGTCGGGCCAGTACTTCACCCAGCCGAGCCGCTCGAGCAGCGCATCCTTGAACCAATCGTGCAAAATCATGAAGCCCGGATTTTCGCGCTCGAATATGTGGTTGACGTACTCCGTCGCCTGCTTCGCCGCCTGCTCCATCCCCGGCCGCGGCGGCTCCACGATGCAAATCTGATCGCTCGCGGTGAAAATCCGCATCAAGGCCGGCAATACCCACTCGACCGCCTCAAGGACGGATCGCATGACCACATTCGACCGATCGGTGCCGACCGGGCCCGGCAACTCGCCCTCGTAATATTTGAGCGCCTGCAGCCGGTCCTGGCTCAGACTGCCGCCGTCCTGGCCCAGCGCCTCGTCCAGCTCGCGCTGCACGATGGCTTTCACCTCGTCCTCGTCCCAGCCGCCCCCGATCCCCTGCGGGATGTTGCCGGGCCGGTCGGCACCGTAAGTGCTGCCCATCAGCGATTACCGCTCAAAACTGCACCGGGTAACGCATGCTCGCCTGCCATCCAGGCAACATCGAAGGATTTTTCCCGGTCAATCCGCGCGACCAATCACCGGTCACTTGGACCGGCGACTGCCACGGCTGCGGCGGCTGGCTCGCCCCGACCCCGCTGTCGCGCAACAGCCGGATCAGCGCATCCCAGTCGCCCGCCTGCAACGGCGCCGCGCCAGGGGGCGGCATCTGCAAATTCGCCGCCCCGGTCATGCCGGTGACGCCGGTGACGCCTGTCGGCTGGGTCACCGCAGTCGGCAAAGTCTGCTGCGGA